CGTCTCTGTGCATCCATGCACAGAGACGGTCTCCTGCCGGTAATTACCTTCAGTCCATTATCAGGATTTTAGCCATGGCAATCCCTCCGAACAGGTCTTTTCAGGATAACTGGTACAAACGTACCACGTTTAAATCGAATGGGTCAGTTGACCTTACGACGTTCCCGATGACTTGCACGAAGGTGTCGAGTAGCTCCTCAAAGAGTCCGAAAGTCGCACTGCGACCTAGGATTAAATTGTGGGTCTACAAGGGCCAGGTCTATGGACGCCAGAGCGGTTGGATCTACCCAAAAAAGAAACCTAAGGTAGCTCCTAACACTTGGCGTCCGCCGAAGCAATATTCGGCAGTCCTGATTGAAGGTAACGTGAATAGCTTCTACGCATCAGAACGTGCTGTATCGGCATCTGCCATTAATGAAACGTATGGTAATGTGCCTTTGAGTACGGATCTGACGTTACCAGCCTTTCCGGGTTATGACCCGGGGTTGGGAAACAGCGCTGTGATTAAGGCTCTCGGTAAACTTAAAGACCAAAAGATCAATCTTGCGGTTGCGTTTGCTGAGCGTACTGAAACTGCAGAGTTGTTAGTAGGAGCACTGTCTGGTTTGGCCAAAGCTGCTCGCTCTCTCTCTCGTGGAAACATGAAGGGAGTGGCGCGAGGTTTGGGCTTATTGGGGTCTCCTAAGGCCCCGACAGGTTCGAACTTCCACCAAAAATGGCTGGAGCTGCAGTATGGCTGGCAACCGCTCTACAATGACGTCTATGGTGCCGTTTCCGCTCTGCATGCTGCAGATCAGAATGACGCCAAACGTTATGTTGTTGCGGTGAAGGGAAAGGTGGAGAAAACGAGTACGATCTATAGAAATTCGTACCCTCTCTCATCCGGTAACTTCGCACACAGTCACTCTCAAGCGACTATTAGAACGTTCGAAGGTGCGTTTGTCAGGCTGGATTACTACCTTGACAATCCCTTTCTTGCGTCCTTAGCCCAGCTGGGTATAACAAACCCTGCGGAGGTCGTCTGGGAGCGTGTTCCGTTCTCGTTCGTGGTCGATTGGTTTATTCCAATCGGAAATTATCTCTCCTCTATGGATGCTGCCTTAGGGTATCTCTTTAGAGGTGGATCACTGACGCAGATTTACCGCCAGCAACTGAACGGTGGAATTTACCCGATGAAGGATGGTTCAGGGTACTCTGGTATTTCTTCCCAGGGTATCGTGAATTCTCGTTCTGTCAGGCTCAACCGTACAGTTTATACCACCTCACCGCTGCCCCGGGTTCCAGCTTTTAAGAACCCGTTTCCGCAAGGATCTACGCATATCGCTAATGCGATTGCGCTCTTTGCATCCTCCCTTGGACGTAAATGAAAATACGTCCCCTTTGTGAATAGGAAATCTCATGACTGCTATTGCAGGCATTACTCTGCCGGATGCGGCAACCACCCCAGTCAATCACGTCTTCAATCCAATGAGCGTGAAGGGGGATACGGGTGCATGGGCGAATCAGGCTCCGTCACTTCCGATCGGTTTTGAATCGATCAATATGACGTTGACTGACCCGTCCGGCGCTTCGACGATCTACCGACAGACGACTAATATGAAGCTGCCGGTTCTCAAAACCACCACCGATACTGGCGGTAACAGCGTAACTTCCGTGGATTATTTCCTGGAAGCTGAAGTTGTCTTCAAAATTCCTCAGCGTTCTACGCTGCAGAATCGTAAGGACATCATCAAGCTGTTTACCGGACTCTTGGCCAACGCTCAGTTTACGAGCCAAGTCCAAGACCTGCAGCATGTCTACTGAGAATCGTAGACATACTAGGGTGTTTGAGCAAAATACCGCTCTTGCACTTAAACAGGTGTCACCGCTCTTCGTAGCCCTTGCGGGTTACGCAGGTGGCAGCCAGCACGGTAAACTTTTAGCAATTCTGCTAAAAGTTCTTCTAGCTATGGGCGCCCAAGTTGGCTAACATAGCTTAACTCACGTACGAGGTTAATCGTCATGAGAGATGCGAATCGGCCGTCTAAGGCCTCGCGTAGGTGGTTTGAATCGGTTCGGCAGCTCGCCGACAGCACTTTTCATGCTGTTGGTAGCCCTGTCGCATTATCTCAGCTGATCCGGTTGAAAAATCGTGATTTCCTGGGTTTAGTGTCGTGCACTGTTGACCCCATGGGGTACGACTGTGCCGCGAAATTCGCAGGGGACTATCTCGTCGCTGAGCTATTCTCTAAGTTCCCTTCGTGGGAGCTAGGAATAGCTCGTGATAAGGTAGCTCTCAGCAAGTTCGCAGACAGTGAGCGCATCTGCTTGGAAACCAATCGTCGTCTTCGACGAGCCTACGATGAATGGGATTTTAAAACGTCCCTTTCACCTGCAGCAGTTATTTTTACTGCTGCAAGCAAAATTCGCTGGCTATTAGGAGACTTCGATTGGTCCCACGCAGAGCGTTTCTTTGGCTTTGGTCCCGGAGCAACTTTTGCTCTTGGTCGGAAACATCGCGATCCGTACTATAAATTCTCTGGAATTCCAGAGACCACTAGGGAATGTGCGGTTGCTGGGGATGCTCTCATTAAAAGCATCCCGGGGTGGGAATACCACCTTAGGACAGTTTTGTCTTCAGACACACGGAACGATAGTTTAATCAACATCGTAGCCGGAAACCGCATTACCACTGTGCCTAAGAACGCCAAGACCGACCGTGTTATCGCTATCGAGCCTTCTCTGAATATGTTTCTTCAGAAAGGGATCGGTGGCCTTATACGGTCGCGCCTTCGCACCGTCGGTATTGACCTTAACGACCAGACGCCTAATCAGCGTAGGGCCAAAGAGGGCAGTATCACCGGGGCTTGGGCGACAATCGATCTCTCCGCTGCTAGTGATAGCATTGCTTATGAGCTCGTTCGTCGTCTCTTGCCTGCTGACTGGTTTGCTGCACTAGAGCTGTGCCGCAGCCAGATAGGCGTTCTACCTTCTGGAGAGAAGATTTTCTACCAGAAGTTCTCGTCCATGGGAAATGGTTACACGTTCGAGCTTGAAAGCCTGATTTTTTGGGCTCTCATCTCGGCCGTGGAATCACTAACATGGCGGGTGGGTTCGGGCTTCCTTGTCTATGGTGACGACCTTGTCGTCCCCACGGACTCGGCAGCGTCCGTGATCGAAGTTTTATCTTATTGCGGATTCTCCTGTAATGAGAAGAAAACTTTCGTGACCGGGCCATTCCGAGAATCGTGCGGTAAGCACTATTTTCGGGGTGTCGATGTGACACCTTTCTATGTCCGTAAGGACATGAACGTCGAGCAGATGCTCCTCTTTTGTAACAATTTGAGGAGGTACGCCCGTCTTAGCTACGGCTTAGACGCTCGTTTTCTATCTGTTTATGAGGAAGCTGTTTCTATGCTTCCTCAGAAGCTTCGACGTCCGAGGATCCCTGATGGATTCGGCGATTCGGCACTCATCGGTGATTTTGATGAGTGTCTTCCTAAGAGAGCCCCTTGGGGTCTTGAAGGGTTCGTCGCAAAAGTCAGGATTCAAGTGTCCTCGTTCGTCAAAGTTGGCGGTTTCCCTTATCTCCTGCGTCAACTTCTCGGTCGTCGTGAGACGGTAAATCCCGATGAGGTTGTGGAGTTTAGGGAGTCAGGTGGTGGCAATCCGTTGGGTTCTATCCCTCGAGATTTGTCATACGAGGATCGTAAGGTCCTTATACCACAGTGGGTGAACTTTGGGCCCTGGCTGACTACCGGGACCTAAAGCCTCTTTTCCTCATTTGAGGTGGATGGCCGG